CTGGGAGTTCGCCGGAATGAGCGGATCGGCCACGGTCGAAGTCTGGGACAACTGAATGCTGCGACGATACCGCTTGCCATAGAGATGGCGAACGGACATCGTAGTCAGACCGTCAGCGCTACGATAAGTAGCAGAATCAGCGCCTGTGCTAACTCGCGGAAGCGAGATAGCCACAGCATTGACAGTGACGGATTGTGGATCAGTGAACAAGGAAGTCTCCTCACAGTGTAGTCTGCCCCTTTTGGTGGCAGCTTCTCAAACTGGTTCTGCCAGTTTGAGTGGTCCGGCGTGACCGCGGCTTAAGCCGAGGGCGCCGAGAATGGCCCATTGTTTCGAGGAAAAACCTGAAACGTTTAGGCCGAATCCGAATGGTGACGCTCTGTGTCGCTCTTTCTTCGTCATAGACGAATACTGAGTCACAGAAGTGGGTGCTGTCACATTTGCTCTGAGTACAGCCCCACTGAAGACAAACGTGCGCTGTGCATACGTTGTATGCATAACGTACGCGTACTTCATCGTCAGGCGATCGTCCAGGTTACAAAAGGCAGTGAAGTTACGAACGACACTGCCGAAATTTGAAACCCAGTCGAGAAGCCAGGACCAACGGGTAAGCTGGTACACAGTATCGGGAGTAATCCCGATACCCAACAGATGATCAATCCGTTGGAGCAAATTCTCTTGTCTGTCAAGTAGGGTATCCATATCCCACAAGACATACTCGAAAGCGCTTGACAACCAGCAACGTTGGCGATAAGTATCAGTCGCCAACGTACGTCCCCCTTGCGAGTAGAACGAGGCAGCTGGAGACAAGAAGCCGGGCGTTGATTGCATCAACGGCAATCCCGAGCCAACTTGTCCCCTTTCCACGATACTACTCGTGTCATACACCAGGACCTTCCGACGCACTTGTGCGTTGGCCTCTTGCTTCAATCTGTCGAGATATATTTTGCGATCTCGAACAGCAAGAGCAAGCTTCGTTACATCCCCAGCTGTTGGCTGAATGCCAAATTCCCAGTTGAGGAACTCGCCACCGGCCTTTTGGGCCACTCCACCACGGCTTCTCCAAATGTTCCAGAGAGGCACGTGAGGGAGATCCTGGCGAAGTTCAAGTAACGATTGCGTCAGTCCTGCAGCAATCTTCGTCGGCAACGATCTGTCAATTCCCCTAGTACCATCAGCGTTGATAGCGCCAATGGTTGGGTAACTGACAGGTGGGAACTCATTCCCACCGATTATAGGGGCCTGAATAGGCCCATGATAATCGGTATGGGATGCAGTTGGAGAAGATGATGACCGCAAAATCGCGGTACACCAACCAGGCTTGAGAAACTCTTGCCGGGTAGTCCAAAACTCATGACCGTGGTCATAAGTGATATCATTGGACTTCTTCAAATCCCTCAGGAAATCAGTATACTTTCCTGATGTTGACTGGAAGAGGCCTTCTTCTTCCGAACTATTTCTGGACGCAGAGCGCCAGGAATAGGTCGTCTGATCGAGGCTGCTGATGGTAGTCTGTGCCTGAGACTGAATCACGCCGTTTGCAAGACGGGTAGTACCCGTCTTTACAA